TTCGGGAAATTGGCAAATATCGGTGATGATATAGGGGATGAATTCATTGCAAACCCGGCAATCTTCAAAAAGTTAGTAACGGGTGAAAGAGTATCGGCAGAACGCAAGGGGCAAAACCCGTTTGAATTCAACAATTATTCAAAGCTGTTGTTTTCAGCAAACAACATTCCCCGTATTAAGGATAAAACCGGGGCGGTACAGCGCAGATTGACAATCATTCCTTTTGATGCCCGTTTCAGTGCTGATGATCCCGATTTCAGACCTTACATAAAGCACGAACTGAAATCTGATGAAGTGATGGAATACCTTATAAATTTAGGCATTGCGGGCTTGAAGCGAGTGCTTACCAACAGGCAATTCACTTCTTCTTCAAGAGTTCAAAAGGCAATGGATGAATATGAAGAAAACAACAACCCAATTTTGGGATTCTTCAAAGAGTGTGAAGCGGAAGAATTTCAAATTGAAAATGAACCTACAAACAAAGTTTACAAGCGTTATCAAGAATATTGCCTTGCAAACAGCTTACAACCTATGAGCAATATTGAATTTTCAAAACAAGTGAACCGCATTTTGAATATGAGGGTTGAGGATAAAAAGATCAACGGCAAAAAATGCCGGATATTTGTTTCTTTGAATTGAAGGGAGTGTAAAACTTGAATGAACATAACAGAGAGAGAGAGAGAGAGAACAGAAAGTAAAGATTGGATAGGCAACCGAAACAGCATTTACACTACATTAGGGGCTTCCAATCATACCGATAAGGACAGGCAGCAGCATGATTATTACGCCACAGAACCCCGTGCAATGGAACTTCTGCTTGCAGAAGAACAGTTTTCCCCGGTTATTTGGGAATGTGCGTGTGGTGAAGGGCATTTGTCAAAGGTGCTTGAACAACACGGTTTTGAAGTGATTTCAACAGATTTGATATACCGGGGCTTTGGTGATTCTGAACCGTTGGACTTTCTGAAAGAAACCCTTGATGATTTTGAAGGGGACATTATCACAAACCCGCCTTACAAATACGCTTTGCAATTCGTTGAACAGGCTTTGAATAGTGTGCAGCCGGGAAGAAAGGTTGCAATGTTTTTGAAATTGCAATTCCTTGAAGGGAAATCACGCAAGCAATTCTTCATACAGAACCCGCCGAAAACGGTATATGTTAGTTCTTCCCGGCTGATATGTGCTATGAATGGGGAATTTGAAAAATACCCGTCAAGTGCAGTCGCCTATGCGTGGTTCGTATGGGAAAAAGGGTTCAAAGGTGATCCCATTATCAAGTGGATAAATTGAAAGGTGGCAAAAATGAACAGAAACAACAATCCGTATTATAACGGTGAAGGTTATCCTGACCCCACAGCTTACGCCGGAACAAAGGGGATAATCAAAGAGGAAACAGTAGCAGAAAAGAAGGCTTCTGATCTGATACGAACATTGAAGTTCATTATTCGTTTAGCGGACTTTGAACTGATTGAACGAATTAAAATCAAAGATACAAAAACAGGAAAGGAATACCGATAATGAATGAAAACAGCAGAATTAAACGATTCAAACAAATAATGAAACCTTGCGTTCCCGATGCTTTTGATTGGAACTTCATCGGTTTGTTAAAAGAAAAAGGATTTTTCACAGCCCCTGCTTCCATTCACCACCACGGGGCATATTCCGGGGCATTATTCGATCACAGTTTAGCAGTAACAGAAACGCTTCTTTTCTTTACTGAAAAATTAGGTTTGAAATGGCAAGATAAACGCAGCCCCTACATCGTGGGGATGTTTCACGATATTTGCAAGATAGATAATTACAGCCAAACGGACGATGAAGCGTGGGAATATAACAATGCAACCCTTCTTCCGGGACACGGTGAAAAATCGGTGATAATACTTCAACAGAACATTCAACTTACGGATGAAGAAATGTATTGTATCAGGTGGCACATGGGGGCTTTTGACGATAAAGAGAATTGGAACAGTTACGGAAGGGCTTGCACGGTATATCCAAATGTTCTTTATACACATACCGCCGATATGGTGGCAGCCCGCATTTTAGGGGTGTAATTATGGGATATGCTATTGTCGGTACTGTATGTTTCTGGCAGAAATGAAGGAGAGGTTAAAATGAAGATTGAAAAAGAGCATAGGAAAACAACTCTTATGCAGTGGACAAAAGAACAGTTGATTGAACACATAATGTGCTTAGAGCATAACAACAATGTATTGCATGACACCATAGATCAGCAAGCACAAAATTTCAAAGAGTTATTGAAAAAAGCAGAAGGGGGTTCTGACAATGAACAAAGTTTATAACGGAATTATGGGGGTTGTGGTTGGTGATGCTTTGGGTGTTCCAGTGGAATTCAAAAAGCGTGATACCTACAAAGTAACAGATATGATTGGTTACGGAACATATAATCAGCCGCCCGGTACATGGTCGGATGATAGCAGTATGACCCTTGCAACCCTTGAAAGTATGGTTCGATTAGGAAAGATTGATCCGACTGATATTATGCTGAACTTTTTCTACTGGCTGGACGATGGAAAATTTACCCCTTACGGCAAAGTTTTTGATGTTGGCGGTGGAACAAGAAGGGCGATAGTCCGCTTTGCCAACGGAAAACCCGCTTTGAAATGTGGTGGCAGAACCCGAATGGATAACGGGAACGGTGCTTTGATGCGTATTCTTCCCCTTGCGTTTGTTCCCCATAGCGCAAAAGATGTTGAACGGGTTACAAAGCTGACCCATGCACACAGCATTTCATTGATTGCTTCCCGAATATATATTTACCTTGCGAATTTGCTTTTGAATGGAACGCCTTTGAAAAATGCAATCTGTTCTTTGGCATATTTACCCCCTGTTACCAACGAAAAGGAATTTCAAAGAATTTCTTATATTGGTGAATTAAGCCGTGAAGAAATCAGAAGTTCCGGCTATGTGGTTGATACACTGGAAGCCGCCCTTTGGTGCTTGTGGAAAACAGACAATTACTGGGATTGCGTGCTTGAAGCCGTGAATTTGGGTGAAGATACTGACACAGTAGCAGCGGTTGCAGGTGGGCTTGCCGGGATATATTACGGTTGCGGTGGTGAAAAGGGTATTCCTGATGAATGGATTGCACAGATTCCCCGCCGTGATTGGATAAAAGCCTTGTGTGATGAACTGATAATTGAAAGTTAATTTTCAAAAAATATATGCGGTTCAAGTTGCGGTTCAAGATAAGTTCATGTTGTAGTGGTTGGAACTTGAACCGCCTGAAAGCCTTATTATATATAGGTTTTCTCTTTCAGGGTTCAAGTAGTTCAAGTTATTTTTAAGTTCTTTATAAATTGAGTTTTTACAAACAGCGTTTTACAGTGTTTCGCTAAAAATAAGTATAAAGAAAAAAGAATGTTGAACTTGAACCTTTCAAAAGCTGAAAACCTAAAACCCCTTAAAAATAAAGACTTTGAAGCGGTTCAAGATACCCGGTTCAAGATGAAAGGAAGTTGTACCGATGAAAGCAAAAGAGTATTTGCAGCAGTTGAAGCGATTAGATGAATTGATAAATCAAAAAATAAAGGAAGTTACTGACCTTCGAGAGAGGGCAACCAGTGTTTCAGGCATTGACTATTCAAAGGATAAGGTGCAAACAAGCCCTTCCGGGGATGCGCCCTTTGTAAAGCTGATCGGCAAAATCGCTGATCTTGAAGCTGAAATCAATGCTGAAATAGATTCCTTCGTAAACGAAAAGCACAAGATAATCAATCAAATTCAGAGTTTGAAGAACGCTGATTATATCAGCTTACTTTTCAAACGATATGTAGAATTCAAGAAATTTGAAATCATTGCTATTGAAATGAACTTTACATATCAGTATGTACTTGAATTGCACGGGTGCGCTTTAAGAGAATTTGAAACAACATACAAAAACCTATAAAATCCGATGTTGTTCCCATATCTTCTTATATGCTATGTGTGATATTATATAGAATGAAGAATCAGCAAGAAATAATCTTGCTGATTTTTTCTTTCCCCGGTGGGGTGCTCATAACCGATTTCGGGCATAGGTCGGTGAACTCCTACCCACCGGGGGAATTCTTAAAAAAGCGGATACCCTACCGCAAGGGTAAGGAAGAAAACAGATTGAAAGGGGGTTGCCGTTTATGAACGCAAGACAAAAGAAGTTTTGTGATGAATACCTGATTGATTGTAACGCTACACAGGCGGCAATCCGTGCAGGATATTCCCCAAAGACAGCTAAAAGCATAGGACAGGAAAACCTGACAAAACCTGACCTGAAAGCCTATATTGATGAACAGCTTGAACTTTTGCACAACGAAAAGACCGCTGATGCACAGGAAGTTCTTGAATATCTTACCGCTGTTATGCGTGGTGAAAGTAGTTCTTCCGTATTATCGTTATGCGGTGATGGTTGTCAAGAAGTGATTAAAAAAGCACCTGATGAAAAAGAACGCCTGAAAGCTGCTGAACTGATCGGCAAGCGATACGGAATGTTCAAGGATAATGTGAATATGGGCGGGGCTGTTCCCGTTATGTTTGTTGACGATCTCGGAAGTGATGAAGAATGACCGTTCAAAAGCAATCGTTAAAACAAACAATCGGAAAGGGCTATAATAAATATTGGCGTTGGCAAGGGCGTTACCGTGTATGTAAGGGCAGTCGTGCAAGCAAAAAATCTAAAACAACCGCCCTTTGGTTCATTTGGAACATTATGAAATACCCGGAAGCAAATGCCCTTGTAGTGCGAAAGGTGTTCAGAACCCTTCACGATTCTTGTTTTACAGAATTGAAATGGGCTATCAATCGTTTAGGGGTAGCTGAATATTGGGAAATCAAAGAAAGCCCTATTGAAATGACCTATCTTCCCACGGGACAGAAAATATATTTCCGTGGGCTTGATGATCCTTTGAAGGTTACTTCAATTACTGTTGAACACGGCTATTTGTGTTGGATGTGGATTGAAGAAGCGTATGAAATCGGCAATGAAGATGATTTCAATATGCTTGATGAATCAATCCGTGGTGCAATCCCGGCTGAAACGGGATTGTTTAAGCAGATAACCTTGACTTTTAACCCGTGGAATGAACATCACTGGATAAAAGCCCGCTTTTTTGATAACCCGGACGATGAAACCCTTGCAATGACAACCAACTATATGTGCAATGAATGGTTGGATGAAGCTGATTTGAAGGTTTTTGAAACTATGAAGCAGCAGACCCCCCGCCGTTATCGTGTTGCCGGGTTGGGTGATTGGGGTATTGTTGAAGGGCTTATCTTTGAGAATTGGGAAGAAAAAGCCTTCAACATTGATGAAATCCGCAAGTTAGAAAGTGTGAAATCCGCTTTTGGGCTTGATTTCGGATATACAAATGATCCTTCCGCTTTCTTTTGCGGCTTGATTGATGAAGCCAATAAAACCATTTGGGTGTTCGATGAAATCTATAAAAAGGGTATGAGCAATGAGAAAATAGCGGAAGAAGTAACCAAAGCCGGATATGCCAAAGAGAAAATCAGGGCTGATTCCGCTGAACCAAAGAGCATTGACCGCCTTTATGATTTGGGGCTTTCCCATATTCACAGGGCAAGGAAAGGCAAAGACAGCATCAACAACGGTATTGATTATATACAAGATTTCCACATCATAGTTCACCCTAAATGCGTGAACTTCATTACTGAAATCAGTAATTACACTTGGGATGTTGATAGTAAGACCGGGAAAAAGCTGAATAAGCCAATAGATGATTTTAACCATTTGATGGATGCAATGCGTTATGCCCTTGAAGATTTCAGCAAGGGGGACGCTTTCAGTTTTGAGTAAAAATAACACATTAGTAACAAAGAGCCTTGAAAACCGTGTGTTTTCGGGCTTTTGTTTATATTATGCGATAGAAAGGGGTGAAAAAGGTGCTAAATGGAATTGAAAACGCATTGAACAAGATTTCAAACTTTATGTTGTTTGGGTTCAAAGCCAAAATGAACGACAAGCAATATCTTGAACAGGAAATCATGCGTTGGAAGGGTTCGCCGGAAAGGATCATGCAGATTAAAGGTCAACTGTACTATCAGAACGAACATGATATTTTGACCCGTAAAAGAACTATGATCGGTGAAGATGGCAAGCTGCAAGTGGTTGAAAATCTTCCGAACAACCGCCTGATTGATAATCAGTACGGAAAAATGGTGAACCAAAAAGCAAATTACCTTTTGGGACAGCCCTTTGCCATAGAAACAAACAATGAATTATATACCGAACTTTTGAAACAGGTGTTCAATAAGAAGTTTATGAAAACCTTGAAGAACGGCGGTAAAGCAGCCTTGAACCACGGTATTTCATGGCTTTATCCCTATTACACCAAAGACGGGGAATTTTCTTTCCGTCTGTTTCCGGGGTATGAAATACTTCCTATTTGGGAAGATAGCGAACACACCGTTTTAGCGGGCGCAATCAGGCTTTATTTGGTTGCGGGTTATGACGGTATCAAACCAACAATTATTGAAAAGGTTGAAGTGTTCGATATGCAGGGAATTCATTGTTATATTCTTGATGGCAATGTGCTTATTCCCGATCTGACCGTTGAAGAACAGGATTGCGCCTATGTGATGAACAACGGCAAGCCTTTGAATTGGGCGAAAATCCCGCTTATCCCTTTGAAGTACAACGAACAGGAAATACCGCTGATTAAGAAGGTGAAATCCCTTCAAGACGGTATCAATGTTATGCTTTCTGACTTTGAAAACAATATGCAGGAAGATGCCCGAAACACAATTCTTGTTCTGAAAAACTATGATGGTACGAATTTAGGGGAATTCAGAAAGAACCTTGCAACCTTCGGTGCAGTCAAAGTTCGCTATGATGGGGAAACCAAAGGCGGCGTTGAAACCCTTGAAATTACCGTAAATGCAGAAAACTACAAGGCTATTTTGGAAATCTTCAAAAAAGCCCTGATTGAAAACGCTATGGGTTACGATGCCAAAGATGATAGGCTTTCCGGCAATCCGAATCAGATGAACATTCAATCAATGTATTCTGACATTGACCTTGATGCAAATGATATGGAAACCGAATTGCAAGCCGCTTTTGAAGAAATCCTTTGGTTCGTCAATGCACACCTTGCAAACACCGGGAAGGGCAATTTTGAAAATGAGGAAGTAACGGTTATTTTCAACCGTGATATTCTTATCAACGAAAGTGAAGCTATTGCGAATTGTAAGGCTTCCATTGGTATTCTTTCTGATGAAACTATTATCGGACAACATCCGTGGGTTGACGATCCGCAGCAGGAACTTGAACGCTTGAAAAAGCAAAAGGAAGAAGAACAGGCTGAATTTGAAAGGCAGCAGGAACAAGCATATAACCCTTTCGGGCAGCAATCCGGCAATCAACCGCCACATAAGGAAGGTGAAGAAGGTGAAAATAAAGAAGATTGATGTTTTACCCGTTACCCTTGAAGTGGAGTATAACAACCCCATTTTAGGGCGTGTATTTGCTTTCTTTGCGTGGCTGATGTTGGTGAGGTTCAAAAAGTTTAACCTGACAATGAACAATAGAACCGTGTGCAGTTTCTATCGCCTGATTGTTCCCCGCTTTGTGAAAGGCGGTGGGGCTGATGCAAAATAGTGAATATTGGCAAATTCGTTTTGGACAGCTTGAAGAAGCCCAAAATGCACAAGGAAAAGCTACTTTGCTTGAAATTGAACGCCAATATAAGCAAGCCCAAAAGCAACTTGAAGGGCAAATTGCCCGATGGTATCAGCGTTTTGCAGACAATAACGGAATTTCCCTTGCGGAAGCCCGCCAATATCTGAAAGGTGCTGACCTTCAAGAATTCAAGTGGGATGTTCA